TCCACGTCACGAGAGGGGCATCGAAAGGTGCCCCTTTGTCTGTTACTGGAGGCACATGGGCAGCGTTAGCACCATCACACTGAAGGTCAATCCGACCGTCGTATCGCTCTCGACGCTGACGGTCGCGACGGGCGACTACGGCTACACCGTCCCGTTCGTCGTGCAGGATAGCAGCGGCACAGCCTTGAATATCTCGACCTACACCGTCACGCTGAAAGCCTGGCTCCCGGCGACGCCGACCGTGTTCGTCATCAACGATGCGACGACGCAGGACACCCCGGCCTCCGGCACTTGTCACTACGTCACAGTGGACGGCGACCTCGCGACGGCGGGTGTGTACCTCGCTCAGTTGGTGCTCACCAAGGCGGGCGAAGAGCTCTCTACCGAGCAGTTCGCCATCGTCGTGCAGACCAATGCGTCGTCCTACTGCGCGCTGGCCGACGTGAAAGCGGTCGGCTCGCTCAATATCACCGGCACTACCTCCGATGCCATGATTGCCAAGTACATCGCCTCGGCATCCCGCGAAATCGACCGCTACTGCAAGCGGACATTCAACACGACCAGTGCGACCAGGTACTTCGACGGGGCGGCCGACCGGCTTATCATCGACGACCTCGTGACCATCACGAGCATTGCTTTGGACCTTGACGGTGACGGTGATTGGGACACGACTCTTGCCGCCACCGACTATCTGCTGTACCCGTACAACGAGACACCGAAGTGGAGAGTCGACCTGTCGCACAACTCGGCGTATTCAGACTTCGCCGAGGGCGTCGCCAAGGGCGTGCAGATCGTGGGGCTGTGGGGCTACCAGGCGACCATACCGGATGACATCGCGCAGGCCTGTCTCGAAATGGTCTGCCGCATCTATCGCCAGGCGCAGGCGGGCTTCGGCACCGTGGTGGGCACACCGGACATCGGGACGGGCACGGTCTATCAAGGTCTGTCGTCCGACATCAAGCGGAAGCTGGACAACTACGTGAGGCACGTTTATGCCTGACTTCGATGTGACGGTGGAAGGGGTTGACCTGTTCGACGCCAAGCTGCGCCGGGCGGTCGCGCAACTGGAGCCCGAGAAGATAGAGCAGGTATTGCTCCCCATCGCCAAGTCGTTCGCTGGCAAGCTGCGGGCTGCGCTGCCACTTGGTCCCACGGGGAACCTGCGCAGGTCCGTCTACGCGCACACTCCGAAGCGCGGGGCGGGTAGACCACTCCCGGCGGCATCTGCGGGCGTCTCTGGCCGGATTGCTCCGCACCTTCATCTTGTCGAGTATGGCACCAAGCCGCGCTACACGGACTCCGGCGCCTACAAGGGTGTGATGCCGAAGGGGATGTACTTCTCGAATCTGAAACAACGCGAGGAGCCAGGCATGGCGCGTGATGCCATCACCGCTGTCAAGGCCCTCGTGGACAAAGAGCTATGAGCATCGCAACGATTGGCACGGGGTTGAAGACGCGGCTCGACACCATCACCGGGCTGCGGGTGTTCGCGCCGAATGAACTACCGGGATCTGGCAACGAGCCGCCCATGGCGTTCATCCTTCCACCGGCCGTCGAATATCACTCCGACTTCGCGGCGAACTACGTGCTGACGTTCCGGGTTGTCGTCGCTGTCACTCAGCAGGACAGCCCGACGGCGCACGACGCAATCATGGCGTACATGGAGCCTTCGGGAACGTACTCGGTGCTCGCGGCCATCGAAGGGGACCGGACCCTCGGCTCGACCGCCGACGACGTGAAGGTCGTGCGGAACCTCGGCGAGCGGGTATGGTCAATCGGCGGCATCGACTACCTGTCAACCGAGTTTGAGGTTGTCGTGTACGCCTAGTCTCTGATTCTCGCATGACACCGGGGCGCTTTCGGGCGCCCCTTTCTATTTCAAGGAGGTCACATGGCACGACTCGCAGGATACGGCGGCAATGTCAAGTACGGCGCGGGGCCGACCACTTCTACTGGCATCAAGAGCTGGACGCTGGACTACACAGCCGACGCATACGAAGGGACCGGGTTCGATTCGTCCGGCATCCGCGTCTACTCGCCCGGCCTCAAGGGATGGTCCGGCTCATTCGAGGGCTACAAAGATGGGGCGCCTATCGCGATAGGGACCGCTGTCAACCTTGAACTCGAAGAGTCTGCCACCGTGGGGCAGGAATGGACCGGCTCGGGAATCATCACGAGCGTCGGCGTCACCACGCCCATCGACGGGCTTGTGACCTACTCCTACACCTTCCAGGGCACCGGCACGCTGACCGTCGCGACGGCATAGGAGACTGACATGGCACGAGTATCGGGTTATGGCGGTTCGGTCATTGTCGCCTCGCAGGTCATAGAGAACTGCGAGGATGCGTGGAATGAGTCGGCAGGTACGGGCGTCACGGCTACACTCGACACGACCGACTTCAAGAACGGGGCGGGCAGCGCGAAGTTCGTCTGCGATGCCACTACCGGCGTCGAGGTCGTCGCGACCGAGCAGGTCGTGTCGATGAACCTTGCGGCCTACACCGACCTGCTGTTGTGGGCGAAGTCGTCTGTCGCGATGGACGCGAACGACTGGCAACTGCTGCTGGACGACACGGGAAGCTGTGCGTCGCCCATCGTCACGGCGAACCTTCCGGCGTTGTCGGCTGACGTGTGGAAGTTCTGCCGCGTGTCGGCAACGCTCACATCCTGCACGGCCATCGTCTCGGTCGGCTTGAAGCAGGCTGTCGACAAGGGTGCACTCACCTTCCACATCGACAGCGTGTGGGCGGGCGTGGCGATTGCGGGGTTGAAGTCGTGGACGCTCGACAAGACCGTCGACGTCTACGAGTCCACCGGGTTCGATTCGTCCGGGGCAAAGACCTATCTCCCCGGCGCGTCGGGCTGGTCGGGTTCGTTCGAGGGCTACAAGGACGGGGCACCGCTGGCAATCGGGACGGTCATCGGTCTCGAGCTGCGGGAGTCGTCAACTTCGACCCAGCAGTGGCGCGGCATGGCAATCATCACCGGCGTACACGATTCAGTGATGGTCGACGGACTCGTGGCATACAGCTATGACTTCCAGGGCACAGACTCACTCGAAGTCGCAACCGCTTAGTGAGACGGTGGGCTTCATCGTCTCGCGCACCGGCTGGACGGTCGAGTACATCTACTCGTTGTCCATCGCCCGGCTCCGGTGGGCAGCGGGCGAGCTGGCCTATCAGAAGGCCGTCGCTGACTACGAGGCGGCGGCGCACACCATCGCCATTCAACTGGCGCTCGCGCGGCTCGGGGGAGACAAGAAGCAGCGCAGCGTCAAGGACTTCCTTGGGGAAGCACCGAAGCACGAGGACTACGCGAAGGGGGAGTTACCGATGGCTGAGAATCGCAGCATCACACTGTCGAACGGGACGCCGTACCTCATGCGGCCCTTGAATCTCAACATGATGGCCGCGGTCGAGGAGAAGTTCGGCGAGGCGTTCCCGAAGCTCCTGGCCTCGAACCGCATGGCCGTCATCCGGCATCTGCTCTACCTCATGCTGCATGAGGACAATCCGTCATTGACCGAGGACCGCGTCGGGCAGCTCGTGACCATTGACATCATCGGGAAGGTCGCAGAGGAAATCACGGCGCAGGTAGGCTAAATGGCAACCAGCAGCTTGAATGTCCTGATAACCGCCACCGACAACGCGTCGAAGGCTTTGACCGCCATCGGCAAGAAGGCTGACGAGATGTCGGCCAAGTTCGGCAAGGCTGGCAAGGTGATGGTCGGCGTCGGGGTTGCCTTGGGCGCGGCGATGGTCAAGGTCTCGGTCGACTACGCGAAGGCCGGGGAGCAAGTGCTGGCCATGTCGAAGAAGACCGGCTGGGCTGTCGAAAGCCTCTCCGAGCTGCGCCATGTCGCGAACCTCTCCGAGACGAGCATTGAAGCCCTCGAGACTGGCTTGAAGAAGATGTCCAGCACCATCGTCGATGCTGACGACGGGCTTGCGTCGGCAACGCTCGCATTCGACAAGCTGGGCATCAACCTTCAGACCTTGAAGGGCATGACGCCCGAGCAGCAGTTCTGGACCATCGCGAATGCGATTGCAGGCGTCGAGGACCCGACACTGAAAGCGGCACTGGCCGTTGACATCTTTGGGCGCTCGGGCACCGATATGCTTCCGATGTTATCTGAAAGCACCGAGGCCATCGACGCCATGCGACAGCAGGCGCACGACCTCAATCTCGTGTTCGACAAGGAAAGCGCCGAGGCGGCGGACGCGTTCTCGGATGCGCAGGAGACGTTGAAAGGTGCGCTGTCCGGGCTTGGCAATGTCATCGCCCAAGTCGTCATGCCCGACATACAGAAGCTCGTTGAAGGGCTGACGAACGTCGTGCAGAAGGTCGGGGAATGGACGAAGGCGCATCCCGAGGTTGTCAAGGCTGTCGAGACGCTTGTGCCAGTCCTTATCGGTGCGGGCGGTCTCCTCATGGCGCTCGGACAGGTGTCGAAGGCCATCATCGGCATCAACACGGCGCTCGCAATCATGCAGGCGTTGACCGGGCCGAGGGGGTGGATTGTCCTCGGCGCAAGTATCGGCGTCGCCGCTCTCGCCATGAAGGGCATGTCGAAGCTCATGGAGGGCGGCGGCACGGAATCGGCTGGCGAAGTCTGGAACGACGCGACGCAGGAATGGGAACCGAAGGCGAGCATGGCATCCGGCGGCATCGTCCCTGGGCCTATCGGTCAACCTGTCCCCATCATCGCGCACGGCGGGGAAGCCTTCGCCGGTGTCGGTGGTGGGTTCGGCAACGTCACCGTGAATGTGTACGGCTCCCTTATGGCTGAGGACGACCTTGTTGACCACATCCGCAAGGCTCTTCTCGACTTGAAGGGCCGCAACGTGGACACCGGCCTATGAGTACGAACGTAACCGTAACCGTGCGCATCGCCTTCGCGACCGACCCGCTGGCCGACGTGCCGACCTGGACGGACGTGTCGGCCTATGCCTACGAGTTGAATATCAAGCGCGGCAGGCAGCACGAGCTTGGGCGCATCGAGGCCGGGACCGCGACGGTCATGCTCAAGAATAATACCGGCGTGTTCTGGCCGGGGAACGCAGCCGGACCATATTACGGCTACATCCTCCCCGGCAAGCGCATCAACATCCGGGCGACGTACGGGGTCACGACGTACGACCTGTTCACCGGCTTCATCGAGTCGTGGGTTCCGCAGTGGTCGGGCAAGCATGAGAACGGCGCGGTCATGCGCGTCCAGTGTTCCGATGCCCTGAAGCTCCTAGCAACCTACGAGTTGAACAACGCCGGGTACGCCTCGGAGACGACTGACGTACGCATCGGGAACGTGCTGGACGACATAGGCTTCCCGGCTGCTGACAGAGACCTTGACACCGGGCAGACCACGCTTCCGGCATCCGGGGCGCTCGTGGCTGAGAATGCCATGAATCACCTGCGCGACGTGCAAGACGCCGAGCAGAGCATCATCTTCATCGCCGGAGATGGTCATGTCCAATTCCACTCCCGGCATCACCGGCTGTTGAACGAGTACGCATCCGCCGCCGCCTTCGGCGACGACGCCGGGGAGTCGATGTACGTGGACCTCTCGCCGTCTCTGGACGACACCTACATCTACAACGACGTGCGGATGACCCGAAGCGGCGGCACAGAGCAGGCGGTATCGGACGCCACCAGTCAGACGGCGTACGGACCACGGACCCATGCACAGACCGGGCTGCTGCTGACCGCCGACACCGAAGCCCTCGCGATGGCGCAATGGCTCTTGTCGCAGTACAAAGACCCGGCCATGCGGGTATCGGGCATCACCGTCTGGCCGGACAAGGCCGCGGCTGACCTGTTCCCGAAAGCTCTCGGGTATGACATCGGGGAGCGCATCACCGTTCGCCTGGACCACGCCTACGTGAACGAGGACTACCACATCGAGGGCGTCAGACACGACTACTCCCGAGGTGGCGTCTGGAAGACCCAATGGCAGCTCGGCAATGCGGATAGCGTCACGACGTACTGGCTCATCGGCCGAGCGGGGTACTCGGAAATGGGCGACACGACGAGGTTGGCGTACTAATGGGATACACAGCAGGCGCGGACGTCGCAGAGGGCGCGGCTATCACTGGTTCCAAGTGGAACAACTACAACGGGGCTTCCGGCTCCGTCGACTACCTGAAGTCCGAGATGGACCGGCTGCACACGGCAACGCAGACGGACGCGACAGGTTCAAGGGTGCTCGGCACTGAATATCAGAACACTTCGGGAAGCCCGCTGTTCGTGACCGTCACCGCCCAGGTGGACGGCGTGTTCAACGGCGTTGCCATCGCGGCCTACTCGGATGACAACACGCCTCCAGTGGACGAGGTCGCAAGGGCGTCTCTGGACACGTCGAGCGCCGAGGTCGATCGGGCGCACGTGACGTTCATCGTGCCGAACGCCTACTACTACAAGGTCGTGAACGCGGACGGCAACGCGGCACTGGTCGCATGGATTGAGACGGAGCTGCACAGCTAATGGGATTCAACGCAGGGGCATCACTCGCAGTCGGGGAAATGGCAGACGAGACCGACTGGAACAACTACTACGGGGCTGACGGCAGTCTGACCTACCTCAAAGCCGAGGCTGACAAGCTGCATCTGTGCTCTGTAACTGCGGACCTGGCCGGTGGCACACGGGTGCTAGGTACGGTCTATCAGAACACGTCGGGCAAGTTCCGCATCGTCAGCGTCAGCGCGGAGGGCATCGACCTCGGCTCACCGGCGCTCTCGGCGTACGTGGAGCTTGCGGATGCCTCGCCGGACGTGCTTGTACAGCAGGTCGATTGCGACGACAGCACCGTCTCGGAGTTCGGGCAACTCTGCTTCGTCGTGCCGCCGAACGCCTACTACACCGTACCGAGCGGGGCGACACTGTCACTCATCTACTGGTACGAATGGGACTTGTGCTAAATGGCATACACAGCAGGCGCAGACGTAGCGGCTTCTGAGTTTGTGGACGAGGATGACTGGAACGCCTACATGGGCGCGACCGGCAGCCTCGAATATCTCAAGACCGAAGCGGACAAGATTTCGACCTGTACGCAGACGCGCTACACGAGCGCGACGAAAGCCCTGGCGACCGATTACCAGAACACGTCGGGCAAGACGCGATTCGTCACCGTGACGCTGGACGTGGACGCCGGAGCAAACCCCGTCTGCTATGCGTACCTGGAGGCGAACGACACGACGCCGGACGTTGCAGTCGCAAAGCGCCGGGGCGATAACGACTCGGGAGACATCGAGTTCATCACGCTCTCGTTCCCGGTGCCTGCAGGGTACTACTACAAGGTGACCGGGACCGGCACGACGATTCGGCAATGGGTCGAGTGGGACTTCCATTAGGGGGAGAGATGACCGCATTCAAGTGGGCTGGCATCGTGGTAGCCGTGATGATGGTCGGCGCCTTCATCTTCTTCGAGGTGACAGGCAGACCATACAGCGACCTGTTCGTGTCTGCGCTCACGGCAGCGTTGGGCTTCCTCGGGCTGACGGCCAATAGCGTCCGCTCCGAACGGAAGGACCGCAATGTCACTCCCTGAACCTTTCTGCCACTTCTGCCGTCACCAAGAGGCCGACGGTAGCTGGACGTTCGACTACAACGAGCACCACGCCATCCTTCTAGGCTGGCTCGTCCCGTTCTTCATGTGGCCGTTCATCGTGAAGCATTCCGCGAAGGCGAAGGCGCTGGTCGCCGATGAGCCGTGGTACATCGCCGGTGGCATGTTCCTCCAGGTCGTCACTCTGCTTGCAGGAGTGGTATATGAGCGAAGACATACTCGCCGAGGTTGAGCAGGAGTTCAAGGCTAAGACTGCCCGCGAGGCGTTGCTGCTTGTGGCCTCCGAGGTCCGGCAAACGCGCCGGGAAGTCGGCGAAATGAAGGCCCTCCAGGGCAAGCAGAACGACACGGTGACGAAGAACTGCAACCGGCTCACACACCTGGAGACCGTCAACAAAGTCGTGTACGGCGTGCTGGCCGTCATAGGCGGCACGCTGGTCAAGATATTCGCTGAGTAGGAGGAGAAGTATGCAGTGCAGAGCGTGTGGTAGTACCGACATCGAAGAGGGCGGGCCCGTCAGCAATCCCGAAGCCTGGTGGGTCAAGCCCGCATGGCTGGAGCAAATCGAAGCCTACAAGCAGGCCCGGAACGTGGCGAAGATCCGCGTCACGAGGCTTGCCAAGGCGCTGTCTGTTGCCATCCCCGGCGACGCGCACGACGCCGTCATCCGGCAGCAGAAGAAGGACGTGCTGGACATCGGCAAGCTCTACCGCGTCATGGTCTTCGGCGAGGGCGGCGCGAAGCCGTGTGGTGACAAGTACAACCTCTCGGCCTACCCGTGGCTGCAGGACGCGAAGTTCAAGTCCTTCTGGGCGACCTACAAGCCCGCCTGGTACAAGGACGAATGGCTGCCCGCCGACTTCTGGGCGACGTGGGGCGAGTAGACGCGGCCCATTCCTCACATCCACTCAGAAACGTGCCCGTACCATCGAAATAAGGGGTATCCCAACGAGGGAGGACATTGCGCGTAATCAAGATTGTGGCTCCCTGCGACCCCGAAGCGCACCTCTACATGGTCGGGGATGAGCACACCGGCACCAAGCACCACGCGGCAAGGGAACTTGCCAAGACGGTGGAGCGCATCCGTGACGACCCCGTCGCCAGGTGGATCGGCATGGGTGACAAGTGCGAGTTCATCACGCCATCCGACCCGCGCTGGGACGGGGGCGCAATCTGCGATTGGGTCTCGCCGGACAACATCGCCATCGACCAGTGCGACTACTACTGCGACGTGATGGCGCCGATTGCCGACAAGTGCGACGGCTTGCTGTGGGGCAACCACGAGTATGAAATCAGGCGGCACTCGCACATCGACGTCCAGAAGTACATCTGCAAGAAGCTCGGGGTTCAAGACCTGTCGTTCCAGGCGTGGATTCACTACACCTTCAAGTCGACGGCGACGCAGACGACGGGGATTGACGTCATTGTGACGCACGGCGCAGGCTCGGCGCGGACCCGCGGCGCAAAGATGAACCGCCTCGAATGGCTGATGAATGCGTTTGGTGGCGACATCTTCGGGCACGGGCATATGCACGACGTCATCCTGCATCCGGGGATGCCGTACCTGGTGGTGACGCGGGACGGGAAGCTGAAGCAGAAGCGGAAGATGGGCGCTGTGACCGGCTGCTACTTCCGCACCTACACACAGGACGTCGAGAGCAGCTACGGCGAGCAGAAGAACTACCCGCCGACCATCATCGGCAGCCCCATGTTCCGCATCGCCATCGACAAGAACGCCAACGCGACCATATCAGTAACGGCATAACTCACAGGCTTCACACGCGGGGTCGGGTAACACCGGCCCCGCCACTTTTTTTGTCGTATGACAATGGCGGTATCTGTCCGCCTCTTTGCTATTGTCTACCTGATACGTAAACCCTTGGTCGGCGCCCACTCCTCATGCCGGTCCAAGAAAATCTCCCGTCGGATGCCCAAACCTATTGACATTGAGGGATTGCGGCCTTACTATGGTAGGCGTGAAGTACGACAATGCCCGGAAACTCGATCGGAACGCGGCCCTCGTCGCGTTCAAGGATGCCAACCCTACCGCATCGTGGGCGGCAATCGGGGCGCGATTCACAATCAGCCGCCAGAGGGCGCAGGCCATCTACGCGGCCGCAAGTCGCCGGGAGGTCAAATGGCGCTGATAACCCTGCTCATCGTGCTGCTCGTCGTCGTGACCGCAATCGGCGTGGGGACGGCGTGGCGATGACGCATGTCGACCTGTTCTCCGGCATCGGCGGCTTTGCCCTTGCCGCACAGTGGGCGGGCTACGAGACGGTGCTGTTCTGCGAAATCGACCCGTACTGCCAAGCGGTATTGAAGAAACACTGGCCGGGAGTGCCGGTCATAGGAGACATACGCGATGTCAACGAAGCGACTGTGGCACACGCCTACAACGGGAGATTCACACCCGACACGCGAGAAGCGATACCCGAAGGGGCAAGTGCGGCCACATCCGATACCGAACTTGGCGGCAGAAGTGAACGACGGCATCCCGTATGCGGAGCAAGTGAACCTGCGCCAGCCCTCCCCGCAATCGACCTTCTTACAGGGGGATTCCCCTGTCAGCCCTTCTCTGTTGCCGGGAAGCGCGGCGGCGCGTCAGACGACCGTTTCCTCTGGCCGGAAATGCTGCGCGTCATTGCGCTCCTCCGGCCCCGTTGGGTGCTTGCTGAGAACGTTGCTGGAATCATCAACATGGCACTCGACGACGTGCTATCTGACCTGGAGGGACAAGGCTACGAAACGGGGACGGTTGTACTTCCAGCTTGTGCCGTCAACGCCCCGCACCGGAGAGACAGGGTGTGGATTGTGGGCCACGCCGCAAGCGGCGGATGCAGCCCAGGGGGCAGTAATCAGCGAGGACGACCAGTTTGTGACGCTGAAATCGGGACGGTTACGGAGAATCAACAGGAACGGAGTGGATGGCAGTTGCGGACTAGCACGGGAAGTGGCTGTGAGGCTGTGGCCGACACCTGCGAGTCAAGCGAGTGGAGGTCCCCACGGACTCGGCGGCGGGTCGGGCAACACGAAGAAGCTCAGGAACATGGTGGGGGAAGAACAGGGCAAAGCGATGGCGAGTGGACAGTTGAACCCGAACTGGGTCGAGTGGCTCATGGGATACCCCGCCGGGTGGACCGCCTTAGATGCCTCGGCAACGCCATCGTCCCGCAGGTCGCGTACGAAATCATCAGGAGCCTCGCATGACGCTCAGTGAAACGCGCGCGCTGGCCGGCCAGCTCGGGGGCCTGACCACGGCGCACAGGTTCCCCGGCATGGCTCGTGAATGGGGGCAGTTAGGCGCACCGGCAAGGCCGACGCTGGCTGAAATACGAGAGAAGGAGGAGGCGACTACTACGGTTCGCGGCACTCGTGGCCTGCTACGGGCCATGAGGAAGGGGGCCT